CATTAATATATGATTAAGACATTACTATGCGACCTAAAGAAGAAGATGTTCATCAGATCAACCTTGCTTGGTATGTCTGGTCTTGGTGAGATTTTAGGTCTTAACGATGAAATTTCAGAAGATGAGGTTCTTCTCGAGATAATTAAGATGGCATTACGTGAATTTGAGATATACGAACCGCTCGTTCTCGAAATGCCAGTTAATTCTGGTCAGCTTGGAACATGTTATGGAAAACCGGGTTGGTCAGAGATTAAACCGAATTTTACTTTATATCTTAAGTGTCTTATTGATGAGTCTCAGATTATATTATTGCCTACATCTCTTCCTTATTGGAGAATAGGAGATGGCTATGGCTCATATAGTGGAGGGTATTACGGTTCAATAGGTATTACGCCCACATTCGGAAACTATCAACCCTTTTCTGATTACCAAGCACCATATATTTATACCGGCGACTTAGGAATATATGATTCTGCAGGTAACCAACGAAGCATATACATAAAAGCAACTGTCGCCAGACCTATTGTCCCAAGCTTTACACCAGATAAGAAATTCAATACAGCGGATCAAGCTTCTGCAATTTATTGGATGGATGTTGAAACAGGTGGAGCTAGAGGCAATTTTTTCATGGATCTTTGTATGGTTCACTTATTGGATTATATTAGACAACTTAAAGCTTCTTTACAGCTACCATCTGTTCCTGTTTCAATCTTAGATAATGTTGACTCAGCGTATCAAGAGTTAAGATCTAGATGCGATCAATATGCTCTACAGTCTGGATGGTATGGAGAATTATTAACTTAATATTCAATAATTATGATAATCCTACGAGATAAACAATACTCCTCCAAACTCATGAAGGCTGTTAAAACTGCTAAGCGTGTAGGAAATACTGTAATGACTGCTATTGATAATGCAGGTCTTAAAACTAGTAATGCTATTAAAGAAGCTGTTACAGGAAAAGCTACTCCACAGCATATGAAAGTTGGATTTAAACCTAAGACCAACGCTCAAATTAATAGAGAAACTATTCAACGGGTTAGGGGAGCACAAAGAGCAACTAAGAAGGCTGCTCAAGAGATTTACTATACTCCAGGAGCAATAGCAGATAGGGGTATAAAATTTGCGGCTGAAAATCCGATTGCCGCTGCAGGCCAAGCAGGAAGTGTTGTTCTTCCTACAGTTAATCCGGCGTTTTTAGGTATTCCTGTAGGTAGTCCTTCTGTGGCCGTCAATGCAGCAGCAAAAAAGTGGAGGCCCTATGATAGAGCTACTAAGAAAATAGCTAATGCATATGAGAGATCACAGGTTAGTCAAGGTTTGAGAGCAATGCCCAGTCTTCCTGAGATAGCCACACAATTTGGTAGAGCGTTACCACTATAAAATTATAATATAATTATGGTAGTATTTAGAAAGAAAGAATTTACTATTCCTGAGGGGCACTATACAGGACCAAAGGATATTGATAAAGTCCCTGGTGCCATAGAAACAATTACTAAAGGCGCTTTGGGGGGTGCAGGCATAGGTGCTGTTGCTGGAGGTGTCCTAAAAGATACTACTATGCTAGAAGGTGCCTTAACCGGCGCTAAATATGGTACTCTTGGCGGTATTATTGCTAAGTTGTTTCTAAATTATGTTCACAAGCCAATGACAAGCGTTAAATATCAGGAAGTTGACAAAAATATTAGAAGACAATTTGGCGTATTTAGAATGGCAGGCGTGACTGTTGGAGATACACTTGATAAGAGGGCCAAGATTGATGATAAATTTAGTTTTAATGATAGAGATGTTTCTTCTTACAAACTTAACTTTGCCATTCATGATAATCAGGTAACTATGTATACTTTTGGAATGACAAGAGAAGAGTTGGATAAGACATCTAAAACTTTGGATTATTATTGCAAGAAATTCTTCTCAATGGAATATTCTGCAAAAATCATTAACCAAAAAGTCAACTCTTATTCAGTAAACATTACTTTCACAAATTATTATGCTCTGTGTAATTTTATCATGGAGTTAAGTCAAACATTAAATACCAAGATTAATTTACTTGATAATAATGTTATAATAACTTCAAGACTTCAGGAAGCTAAAGTTCCTACAGGCATTATGGAAGCCGAAGAGGAAAAGGAGTTCTCTTTGACTGCCTGGAATAAGTATGATGTTGTAAAACTTTTAGGTTCAAGTCTTTCAAAAGCTCTGGGTTCAATAGGCAGAGGAAAAAATGCTATTGCTGCAGTTGCTCAAAGTCTAATTTTTGATACCTTAACTAAGATGGGACGAGACAAAGTTCAAGAAGCTTGCGGAGTTGGAATGACAAGAGGAGATTATGACAATAAGTTCTTGGAAGCCACTCTTAAGAAACTTCACTACGTAGATGGATTCCATTATACAACTGGGGATTCAAATTCAGAACTTCAAATGTCTCTAATTAGTGGAGTACTCTGTATTAGCTGCCTAAAAGAGAATTGTGAAGACTTAGATGATAAAATGTGGAAGTCGCTAAAGACGAAAATCAGCAGAAATGATACTGGAAAGGTTATAATCTATACATATGCCTTGAAAGATACTAAAGAATTTGAATTGATTCTAAATAAATTGATGAAAACAGGATCAAATCCAAATATCTTTGACAAATCTATAAAGTTTAAGAAGAGATGATAATCCTACGAGATAAAAACTTTTCTAATATAGAAATGGTAATAGATAAAGTTACAGAGAAGTTGGACCAAGAAGGAATCGTGGATTACGAAGTTTCTGATAGAGTTCCAACAGATGTAATAAGTATGACGGCTAATCTAAGTGGTATTAAAATTTATATTCCACGAGACTTAGAATATAGCCAGTACGAGATTGATGATTTCATTAGAACGCAAGCTAAGTTTGTAAGAACAAATACTTCAATGGAGAGAAATATCTATGTTATGAAGTTAACTGGTACTCTTACACAGTCACAGTATTATAAGCTTGTAAAATGGATCATTGATGAACAAGGATTCTGCACAATATTAAGTATATGACAAATGAGAATATGACCTCTAAGAACCAAGATAGGGCTCAAAAACTCTATCAAATTGGTCTTAAGAACATCAAACTTCAGTTAAAATTAAATGGTACGCAGTTTGTAGTAATGAGACCCAAAGAGAATTCTAAATGGAAAAATGTTTTTGGAGGATCATACTCATCTGAAAGTACTTTAGAGAATGACTATGATCAATTCACTACTACTTTGATTGTGAACATGAATGATATGAGAGATGTCTGGAATAGAAACAGAGACACTCTTGAAGCATGGACAAATGACGGATCACTTCAAGTTGGTGATGAATTGCAATATACGAGAGACGGGAGGACATACCGATTCAAAATTTCCCTTAAGCAGGGATTTAGTGAGACGGCTAACTCCCTCTTTTCTTATACACTAATGAGTATAATTGAAACACTAGACATGTAAAATGGATAGAGATATAAGAAAACAAAATATGATTCCTGGAAGTTGTGAGGAGTTTACACGACCAGAAGAAATCCAAGCATTGAATCGTTATCTTAAGGATCTTCGAGAAGCTTATGATGATAACCTGACGATAAATGAGGATAACTTGGAAGTGACTGGTAGGAAATTCCTCGAAACTCCTCAGAACCTCCCGGATAAAATTGAAGTCCTAAATCCCGGAAAAGGAGAAGTGTCTAGCTTAGTTAGTTCTAAGGAGTGGCTAGATAATGATAAGTCTCTTTCAGGCCTGTCTACTAAGAAAGAAGGTTTGAATGGAAATAATGACGTAGCTTCTCTTAGACAAACCAGACAGGACTTAAAAGGAAAAAACGAATCTGGCTCTCTTGAGAATAGTAAGGAAACACTAAAGGGAAAGAAAGATATAAAAACTCTTGAGAGCCAAAAGTCCAAAATCGGGGGTGACACAGACGGACTCAGTCACCTAGAAACAAATAGAAGAGAAACTATTGAAGGTCTTAATCAAATACTGGGCCTGGGAAATACAAGAGAAAGACTTGGCGGAGAACTTAGAGAAGAAGCCTTGTCAAGAACACTGGAAGGACTGGGAATAAGACTCGAAAATTCTAAGCTAAGTGATCATAAGGAGACGCTTGAAAAAGAAGAAAGAAATCTTGAACTAAGTGACTTTATTGATGAACTAGGAAAGGATAAAAACATAGAATCTCTCAGAGGGAATAAAGAAATCCTAGGAGTTAAGGAAAATAAGATTCGACTGGGAGAAGGTAAGGAAAAGTTAAAGAATACTGACCTTAACGAACCTGAATATCTGAGCCGAAGAACAGAGGAACTTCAAGGTGATAAGAAGGAACAAAAAATTCTCAGCCAAGAGAGGGAACGCTTAATTGATCGGCGAGAGGATAATGAACTAGAGAAAGGAAATGAACAAATTCCTGGCGGCCCTATAGTTGGAGTAATGAATCTTCCTGAGAACAAAGAAAGAATTGGTATATCTGTTCCTGAAGAATCCTTAACAAATCACTTGGAGAAGATTGGGGTTGAAGAAAAATCTCCTATTCTCGAGGATCATATAGAAAAAGTTAAGGATCAGCGTGAAGAAATTGAAGTCCTAAATAAGTATCGTGAGGATTTAAGGCACAAGGATAATCCTACTCTTGAGGAATACCAGGAGAAAATTAAGACTATCAATAAAGATCCCGAACTCGAGACAAAAAGGGAAGATCTTAGTGATTCTCGTAAAACAGAACTCTCCAATAAGGTTGAAAGAATTAAGGACGAAAACGAAATTGGCTTAGAGAATAAGATAGAAACTCTCTCCACGAAAAAGCCAATGGATGAACTTCCTGAGCATGTCGAACACATCTATGGAAAGTTTGAAGAACCTGAGGAACTAAGACACTTACTTGATAAGAAAGAAGATTTAAGAGGTGTTAAAGAAACTGAGGAACTTGGAACAACGGCCAAAACAATTCCTGGTGATACTGACGAGATCAAGTCTCTTAACAAAGAAAAAGAAATCTTAGTAGATAAGAGAGAACAGATCGAGCTTGAAGAAACTAACAATAAACTCCCTGGAGAACTAAAAAAGGAGAATCTTTCAGGCCATCTCGAAACTATTAAGGTCGAAAATGAAGATCCTGCTCTAGGAAAGAAAAAAGAGGGACTTAATGTTGGTGAAGGTGTAGGAAGTCTAGAGGATAATGTCGAAACTATACGAGTTGGAGAGGGTATTAATGAACTTAATAAGAGAAAGGAAACTCTTGGTGGACAACTTGTAGAGCCAACATTAAATGAAACGGTTGAACACTTAAGAACAGAAACCTCTTCCCTTGATGAGCTAGGTAAACACGTAGAGTCATTAGATGCTGCTAGTTCTACAGTAATCAGCAATCTCCCTGAAGACAAAGAAATGATCCAAGGGACTAGTGATAATACCTCCTTGACTGACATAAAGGAAACAGTTCCCGGTGAAGTTGCAAGTCCAACTCTTTCCGAACACGTTGAAGGTCTTGGCGGAACTCCTAATGACAAATTAACCCTCAGTGATCATAGAGAAAATATTGACACAAGCGCTGCTAAGGTTGATGCCCTAGGTGATAAGCGTGAACAAATAATTGGCGAACCTTTAGAAACTGAAACTTTGGTAGATTATAAAGAAAATATCACAGATACCAGAGATACTGAACTTGAAGATACAAGATTAGATATCTCAGATGAACGTGATACGAATTTAGAAGACACTAAAGTAACTATAAGCGACCAAAGGGAGCCTGAACTGGAAGATTACAAGGATAACCTTGAAGATTCCAGAGAACCTGCTTTAGAGGACTATAGAGAATCTTTGAGTGATAGTAGAGATACTTCACTGGAGGATACAAAGATTACTATAGAAGACTCAAGAGAGAACTCTCTGGTAGATTATAAAGAAAATATCACAGATACCAGAGATACTGAACTTGAAGATACAAGATTAGATATCTCAGATGAACGTGATCTTAGTCTATACGACGAGACCACAAGTCGTAATCTCGACGGAAATACAATCCCAGACAGCACCGACGAAGAGCTGTACGACGAAACAACTAAGATAGCCCCTAGTGGAAACGATCCAGAAGAATTTCTACATACTGAGAATACTTCAAAAAATCTTGAAGGTAATACTATACCGGATACCCTAGATGAAGAGTTATATACCAGCGAGACTTCCAAAGAATTAGAGGGAAATATGATCCCAGATACTTTGGATGAAACACTGGAAGATTATATTGACTCATTAGATGACTATCGCGATAATCCAGAACTTCATACCAAAGATACTAGTAGGGAATTAGAAATGAATAAAATTTCTGATACCTTAGATGAAGTATTGTATACAAAAGACGAAACAGTAGGTACTGAAAATCTTGGATATCAGCTCGATACTAATTCAGATTCTGGTAATAATGCTATTTCCGCCTATAATGTTGGAGATAGTGGTGGAGACTCAGACCTAACAGATCTTTCCACAAGACAGGATAATGTAACCTGGAAAGGTAATACAGTTGAAAGAGTCGGGGATGATACAGGTAAACAAAATGCGGATGCTTTCGGAAGTAGAACTGGTGAATGGAGTGAAGATGTAGGTCTATACGATGCTATCTTAAGTCCAGAAAATATTGATCCAGATTCATATAATCAGGGAGGAGATAAAGAACTTCATACAAGTGCTGATTCAAGAGAATTAGAAATGAATATGATTCCTGATACTTTGGATGAGGAATTATATGATGAGAGCACTAAAATACAGCCTGATGGTGAAGACTCTGAAGAATTCTTACATACTGAAGATAGTAGTGTTGGCATTTCAATTGATGGTATCGATATTAATAAAATTGATGATACCCTTGATGAGGAATTATATGATGACTCTACTAAAATTTCTCCAGATGGGGAAGATCCTGAAGAAGAGCTTTATACAGAGGATACCAGTAAAGAATTAGAAGGAAATAAAATTTCTGACACACTGGATGAAGAATTATATGATGATTCTACTAAGATAAATCCTACAGAATTTGGAGAAGATCCGGATGAAGAATTATATGAAGAAGGAACTTCTAGAGATCTTAACACCATTGACGATACTCTTGATGAAGACTTAGAAGATTTTGTTGATACTATCGAGGATGATAGAGATACTAAACTTTATGGATCGGAAACTAAGATAACTCCAGATGAACCTACTAAAGAGAATGCCGATACTGACAAGCAACATGAAAAATGGACCGAAGATGCTGGATTATATGATTCAACATTACAGGTAACTCCTGATAAAGCAAAAGAAGTATGGCAAACAGCTCTTGAAACTCACAAGGAAACTATTGCTAGTAAAAATGAGATTAAGGATGTAGGACCTGGTCAATGGAAAGAAGATATTATTGAAAATGAACATGAAGAAACTGAATCTCTTGAAGATCAAGTTGAAAATGTTCTTAATAGTACAAATTCTGAAAGCGAAATTGATGAACTAAAAAATATTTTAAATAGTAGAGATGACTTAAATCTTTATTATACTAATATTTTAAAGTTTGCTCAAAATAAAAATCTAAATAAAGGTTGGGCTAGCAAAGTAACTGGATTAATGAGCGCCTATCTTAGTGGTGGAGAAGTCAGTCAAGGTCGTGCCCAGCAATTTGAAGAAGCTTTATACAAGACTATTATTCAGGATGAGCAGGTTAAAATAAAAAGAGACTCGTTCTTAGAAGATGGTAAAGGAGAGAGGTATAATAAGAATGAAACATCTGCTCTAGATGACCATACTGAAGAGATGAAGAGTTATGAACTTCCTGGATTTAATCTAATGGGTAATGGATGTGATCCTAGTTCGTACTTGAGATGGGTTGCTGAAAATACAGTGGGTAAAACTCATGGAAAATTACGCGCTATTTTATTAGATGAAACATTAGGATTATTAGTTCTTGCTCGTGATACTGCTGAAAAATTAATCCATGCTAATAGAGACAGACTTCCTGGTAATGACGTATTATCACAATTAACTTCTGGTGGATTATCTTTGGGCGGAATAGCTAAAAGTGCTGTTAAGGCTGGTGCTAAAGCCCTATTTGGTGGAGGTGGGCCTGATATGACACTCCCTGTAAACAGACCAAAAAAGAATAAAGAAACCAAAGAGTGGGAAGCACTAAGTGATAAACGTTTAGATCCAGAAGAAGAAAAACAAACTAGTATTGATTTCAAGTCTAGATATATATTAGACTCTGGAAAATTTAAAGGTATGGCCACAACTCTTCAAGAATTAGGGGGAGTAATGACTGTTAATTCAGTAGATGAACTTTATTCAGTTCTTAGGGCAAGTCCATATATTACTACTGCTGGAAATGTAACTTCAGGAGAATATAATCCTTTAAAAGTTCAAACTCTGGATACTAATCAATTTTGGGAAATAGTGTTTACTCCTTTTGTAGGAACAGAGAATGGTAATGTATCATACTTACCTCCAATTACAGAAATAAACACTTGGAACGAGGTTTATCATGGTGTAAAAACTGGATATAGCACATGGATTCCAATTACAGGGTTTGAATTATCAAAAGCTAAACTTACTTCTAAAACTCTTCCATTGTTTGATGGGGAGATCAGCTATCCAATCTCTATGGAATTTACTAATGAATTTAGGTTAACTATAGCCGATGATCAATTTAAATCTTGGAGAACCTATTTTGAGAGATGTATGGACGCATCAATCTATAATAGTGAACTACATAAGCCTGGAGACTACAAAGATGATTATGAAGAAATAGAATTTTCTAATTTATCTGACTACGAATATGAAGAAAATGGATTATTAGGAAACGTCGTCTCTGCAGCAAAAGCCGTTGCTTCTAAGTTTAAGAAAAAGGCTAGTAGTTTAAGTGGTGGATTAGGAGGAGGAAAGAAAGGAAAACTTACTGCTATTGATAAAAAATATCAATGTGTAGCTCCTTATAAGAACATTACTTTTAGGTGCACCATATACTCCATGACCCCACAATTCAGTACTGTCAGTAAATATGATCTTCTTTTAGTAATGAAAGATTTCGTAGAAGAAAGATCAGGAGAAATCGATGGAGAACCTGGCGACTTGACTGTAATGTTTAGTATTGTTGGTGAAAATCCGCAAGATGATAGACCGACCTTTAATTCGAAGTATAAAGATTGGAAGACAAAGAAAACAAAAGATACAAAACGCTCAGATGCAGCATCTATAATTGCATCAGGGGTTAATTCAGTAATAGGAGTTTTATAATATGTACATAAGATTAGGAAATGCAAACTTAGTGTATGAACAGCCTTCCTATGATGACTTTATGATTTTTGCTGAAGTTGTTGATTCGAAGATGTCGTACGAAAGACCAATTCTAGTAAGAACTAAAGATCAGCTAGATATTTGGTTTGGAAGGGAGTTCACTAGTCGAGAATACTTTGAAGAACTCCTAGATTCTGGCGTATCTCTGTATTTGTTCCGTCCAGTTTCAGATCAAGAAAATACCCTACAAGAAGGATATGTTGATCTCACTGACTATTATATGATGCCAAACTTTTACGACGAAGAACCTACTCTGCCTAAAGTTGGAAAAGGTGTAACAGAAAGCAAAATATTATATAAAGTCTATGATGCTGAAGGTATTTATAGAACTGAAAATGGAGATCCTTACTCAGTATGCCTTTGGTATTATGAGAATGAAACTAAAACCTGGACATTTACAAGAGTACAAGATTTACCACAAAATATAAACGGGTTCAAAACGAACTCATTAAATAATAGAGATGTTTTAAAGATTAATAGCAAAAATTCAAAATTAACTTACACGAATCCGAAGTTTAAGACAAAGGATTCACACTTACAGTTTATTAGAGATCATAAAGGAAAAAAGTTCAAATACTCTCTTGATAATATAAGTCTAGAGAGAATTAAAGCAGGATATCAAACATTAGCTTTTGATATATCCTATTCTAGGACAGCAGAACTAAAAGATGGTTCTTATTTGATTCTGCCAGATTCAGACGGTAAATCACACCTTCTGTATTATGGAATAAGACCTAAAAAAGTAAATACTAAGTACTACTCAGATGAAATAACCTTTACTAATATAAACGAACTTCTCAGAGAACTTGGGAATTTAGGGTATATACTTGACTCTACTAAAAATATACTCTATTCAACTTTTCCAGTAAAGACCACTTATTTCTATGATATTCCTGAGTTTGAATTAACTCCCTCTTATAATATAACACATCAATTACTTGGGGAACAAACTGAGGAAGATTCTGTGTTAAGATTCTATTCTAAAACATTAGGTCCTGGAAGTGATAATGGTAATATAACGGTTACACTTACACCCCTGGATAATGAAGCGCAGTATAGGGTAGAAATCGAGAGATTTGATTACTCTGAAGTTTTTGAAGGTTATTTCATAGATAGAGACAAGGTTAATACTGAGAGACTTGATTATGCTATCTCTAAGTATTCTTCCTTAGTTTACTGTGAATATATTCCTGAAACCTGGATCGAACCTAATATAGGAAAGTTCGAATTGACTGGCGCTGAAGAGGAAGACGAGACGACTGAAATGTACAATAAAGGTTTAGAAATCCTCTTCTCTGATCGTGATGACTTATGCCTTCCTGACTTTCTGTTAATCCCTGCCGTTGAAAAATACGGAACAGAATTGGAGGAAGAAACAGAAGTGCTCACGACTTATAAGAAACTTTTAGACTATGCACAAACATTCGGATGCCAAGTATTAATAGAGAATTCTGACCAAGAAGACAGTGTAAAGCACTATAAGCATAACTACATTAAGGATGCTGAAAATAGACTAGTATACTTCTATAAAGGAATGACTATTAATGGTTGGGAACGTCCTGGATACTATTTGTTCTTACGTGGCTTGCTGACTGACGTATATTCTATTTCAACAAACATAGCATATTATGTTAGTCCGGCCGATAGGAAAAATCCATATACAACGACTTTCTCGGATCTTGAAGAGAAGAAATGTAATTACCTAGTTGATAATAATCAGGTTTATTATTACAAGAAATATCTAGGAGGCAAGAATCCAGAAACTTCAATGTTAATGAGATTTGTACTTGGAAAAATTAGCCGAGAATTAGAAAAGAATAAATGGCATTACTTAGCTGAAAGAATGGTGGGACGTTTAACTGCCCGAATAGAAGGTGTCTTAGAAAGGGTTAAAAATAGTTTCTCTATTATTCGAAGTATTAATATAACAGACTTCGACTTAGTTTATAGCGAAAATAAAATAAAAATGAGCATAGAAACTAGGATAAGTGATTTGGTAGAGAACGACATAAGATTAGATATAGTAATTAATTATAATAAAACATCAGATTAACTATGGCTACAGTAGCTGATTTGGTACGTGGTGGCTCAGGTCTAAGAGCAAAGTTCATTGATTGGACTTCCACTTATCGTGATAACAACAAGGAGTTCCTGCGTGGTGATATGTGGGAATTCAAATTCCTGAATGCTCCAAAGATTGTTTATTTCCCAGGAGATGATATTATTAATGCTCGTTTGAATAGCGTCAATGTAGGTATTGATTACAGTTCAAATGGTATTACCAAGAGAATGCGTGGTGGTTGGGACATTTATCAGCAAACCACACAAAATACGAACGGTAGTTTGACTCTTTCCTTCGTAGATAAAGAGGACCAAGCTATTACGTATTTCTTAGATGACTGGCGTCAAAAGATTGCAGACCGTGAGACTAGATATAGTTTCCGTAAGGACGACCTTGTTGCCGACTGTCAAATCTTCTTCACTAACTCATCTCGTATCGATGTTCGTACGTTAACATTCTTTAACTGTATTATACAGGCCGGAAACGTTGACGAAAACGGTGCATTAGAGAGTGAAGCTGACCGCGCTGACGTTACATTAGAAATGAAGTTTGAGCACTACAGCAGAGAATTCAACAACCTCTAATTAATATTTTGCGCTTAAGATCAATCTATGGTCTTATAGTTGAAAATTCATATCACTGATTTTAATAGTGAGGGGGCTGGGGGTCTGCAGCTCTCATCCCCCATTTTAAAATAAAATTAGTGATAATGAAAAATCTATTAAAATAAAGGATATGAACGTAAAGAGATGGAAAAGAAAACACTCTTTTACAGAAGAAGAGATTGATGAGATAGTTTCAGAAAGATTTAAAAACTCTTCCTCCAATACAACAAATTTAAAACCTGAAAATTATGATAACGTTTAAACAAAAAACATACTCTGAGGGAGACGTACAACACTTTCTCAGATTCATTGGAGTCCTGAGCGGCTTCATTTTACAATGTAAAGCCCTTCACTGGTCAGCACCTAAAAAGGGTATCCATCAGTATCTTGACGAATTCTTCTCAATTTTGGGAGAAATTCAAGATACTATAGCCGAAGGTTACATGGGAATTCTAGGTAAAATGGGACCTAATGACGTTCCTTATACTCCTTGTAATGCCCACGATGCAATGACATTTATTGATGAAGTTATTAGAGAAACTGAAGACTTCTATAGAGGTATTCCTGACGGTACCGAGTTTAAAGGTCTAACAAGCGAAACAGAAACTTTCATTAATAATTGTCGGAAATATAAATATTTATTTAGTCTTTGCGATAATGATTATAGTAAAGAATAATATCATCCCATTCAAGGGATTTAAGCTGATAACTTTTTGGCCTTTTATTTTTACACGAGGTTCTACTGAGCTAAGTGACGTAGATAGAAATCATGAAGAAATACATGGAAGACAGCAATTAGAACTGCTCCTAGTATTCTTCTATCTTCTATACTACGGAGAATACTTAGTGAGATGGATTAAGTGTGGAAATAGAAAGAAGACTTACAAGAATATATCATTTGAGCAAGAGGCCTATTATTATGAAAGCAACTTAGCCTACCTGAAATTTAGACCATTTTGGGCTTGGCTACAATTCTTACGAAAATGGTCATCTTGAGAAATAAATTCTACTCTGAAAAAGTGGGTAGTGTAGAAAATATAGTGAATGCTCTGAGAACAACTGCTAAAAGCAATGAGATAATGGATTCTGATAAGTGGTTAGGTAACAATGAGAAGGACTTGTTTAAGGAAACTTGTTGGGACTTAACTGAAAATAAGAATGCCGATTGTCCCGAGATCAATGATTGCCACTTCCTAGGAAAACCAATTGCTATAAATCAGTTGGGCGAAGATACTCCTCAATACTTTGCAACAATATGTCTAGGTAAAAATGGTTCAGGTGACTTTGTTAAAGATGATCTGACAGAATTTAAAAGCATTTGCGAAAAATTAAAAACAAAATACTATGCATCTTGGGTAAGTATGACGGATGCATGGAGAGATATTTGTGATGATATTTCTTATTGGGGAGTAACATTCACATTTTAATTTGTAGAAATTATGGGAGATGAAATTAATGATTTCTTATCCAGTGCTGGTGATCTAATTTCAGAAACTTACACTTGGTTGAGAAAGAAAGTCTATTACAGCAACCCGGATCAATATCCAAAGATTAACCGAGACTTAGTTGGTGAACCTTTAACGGAAAATGTTTGGGGTGGCGAATATGAAAAGAAAATTGTTCCTACTAGTGAAGAAAATAAGAGGGCTATTGAAGATGCTATTACTGAGAATAATGGTGGTGAAATTGTAATTACTGAAGGTACAGTTGGAAATATTGAAATTCCAGAAACAGTAACTGCAAAGACAACCATTACTGTTCCAATGGAACACAACACAACAGTAACTAGTAATTCAACAAAGACTCTATATTTAAATAATACTTCTGAAGAACCTATTAACCTAAATCTTGATGCTGCAGGTGTTTCTACTGTATACTTAACAGGGCAGTTTGAAACAATAACAAGCAATACAAATATCAAGGTTACTGAAGGTTCTGTTGAAGATGTTGTTATTGATGACGAAGTTGGAAAGAATATCGCAGTAGTTGTTCCTTTTGCTGAGGACGGACATGTGACTTCTAATACTAACAGAAATATTACCATTACAAACTCCACTGAAGAAGGAAGTAACCTAAATGTTAATACTCCTAATAGCTCAGTAACAATGAGAGGAGAATATGGAACGGTAACTTCTAATGTAAGTGATGCTACTCTGACAGTTGCTTATAATACTAATATCAAGAAGCTTGTTGTTCAGAAAGGTAATGTAATAGTTAACGATACTGCAGTAGAAAATAGAATTGCAGAAGTAGTTAATAATACTGAATATACAGTAACTGTTCCCGTGGTTGAAACTAATGATTGGACAACCTTCAAAAATGCTGCTTATAAGAATGGTATTATTGAAATTACCGGAGATATTACTAAGTCTGGAGCAGGTGTAGTATTCGGAATCACTGCTGCTGGAAATATCAAGTGGAAATTAAATGGCCATACACTAACTTGTGGTAACTCTTCAAGTGGTAGTGTTCTTCAGAAAGGTGCTAATTCTAACTTAACTATTGAGAACGGTTCTATCATAAACAACGCAAATAACTACGGCCTATGGCTTAGTGGTGGAGGAACTTTAAATCTCTATGACGTAAATGTTACTGCTAGTACCCATGCTGTATATTGTGAAAAAGGAATCATTAATATATACGGCGGCGAATATAGACTTACAGGAGAGAATAAAACTTTCTTAGTAAACTGCTATGACACTAATTATACTGATGGTACTGCAAAGATTAATATTTATGGCGGAACTTTCTATGGATGGAACCCTGCAGCTAGTATGGGAGAACCTAATGGACCTGTAAGCTTTGTTGCTGAAGGATATGAAGTTCAAGAGATAGAAGAAGGCGTTTATAAAGTTGTGAAATCATGAAAATTTTAGTAAAAAGAATTGCTAAAAAGGCAACATATACTATTGGAAAAATGTATCTTGATGGAAAATACTTCTGTGATGTTTGTGAAGATCGTGATAGAGGTTTACGTCAGGATATGTCTTTGGAGGAAATTAATAAGATTAAGGTTCCAAATGAGACTGCTATCCCAATAGGCACATATAAAATCACAATTGATATAGTTTCTCCTAGGTTTAGTAAGAAAGCTGCTTATAAATATATTGGTGGAAGATTGCCTAGACTAGTGAATGTGCCTGGTTATCAAGGAGTTCTCATACATATAGGAAACTCTGCGAAGGATTCCTCCGGCTGCCTTCTTGTAGGAAAGAACACCCAAGTTGGTAAAGTTCTTCAAAGTACAGATACGTTTAAGGCTCTTTATGCTAAGATGAAAGAAGCTAAAGAACGTGGAGAGGAAATAACAATTACAATCGAATAAGAATTATGAAACTTATTGATGATATAAAAGCATGTTTCAGTGATCATATTGACTGGAATTCAGCTAAACACTTTGGAGTTTGTTTTGCACTCTCTGTATTAACTGGTTGGTATGGTCTCTGTACTGCTTTAGGCGCATCATTAACAAAAGAGTGGTGTGATAAGAATAATGGTGGTCATTGGTGCTGGGCCGATCTTGGATTTGACTTAGCAGGAATGATTGTTGGTATTGGAATAAATCTCTTACTAATATGATAATTTTAAGAGATAAAAGTTTCTCTACTATTGAAATTAGTGGCTATAAACAGGTTGATTATAAGAAAGATCCAAATACTGTTAAAAATGGCCAATATATTCATGGTGAAGAAACTTATATATTTGAGAAAGATGGCCAAAAGTTTATCTTCAAAACTTCTGACAAAGACTTTAATATGAACCTGATGAAGGCTAAGTTAGGTAATAAGCAGAATTTTGAAAAATGGGCCAAAGAAAATATAATAGAACAATTAGAGCCTATTGAAGAACTATGATTATACTTAGAGACAAAACATTTAGTTCACCAATTCCTAAGTCCCCTAATGCTGATAAAGCCTACGAAAAATGGAAGACTAGCAAAGATCCCAAAGATGCAAAAGCTTTTATGGACATTTGGACTAAGGAAGTTTATATGCCTGCTAAACAGAAAGGCATAATGGTTGATCCAGATCCTGCAGTTGTTCATGCAGCCGGAATAAGATAAAAAGTAAAAACGCGCTTGAAAGAGAGTGATAATCTTATAAGAGAGATAGGAGAATGAGGAAAATTAAAAGAAGACTTATTCTCCTTAACTTTCAAAATGAAAGAAAATATAAATTTCAGAGATTTTATACAATCTATTTATAATAGAAATATTCTATGTTCGACATGAATAGGTTAATAGTATTTATAATTCGGAGATTCTTTCATATAATTTATATAACTAACAATTGTTCGGATAGTAATATCCTAAGCTATGTTACTGTCTGTGAAGATCGTAACATAGTTAAGAACAAATTTCTATATGAGAGAATTTTAACAACCTTTTTCGCGCCTGAACGAATGTCGGTTATTGCCCCTCACACGACGAGGTACATAGGCCCTCGTACGTGTTCGGCCGCTACGCGGGGAGGCAAAGCCTTTTTGAATAAACAGATCCGAGATATTACTAAAACAACCTGCAACTTATTTTATTAATATAAAAGATACTGGTATCGAAATTTCTAAAAAAAGTTGTAGATAATTAAAATTTCGGAAGTACGTAGGCGGAAATTTGATTGTAGACTACGTACTCTATAAATTAAAAGTTATATAAATTATGATGAATAAAAGAGAAGAAATTATTGTACCTAAAGGTGTTAGGTATATAGGCCAGTGGAAGAATTTTAAACTTCCAGATTTTCCACATATCATGGATAAGCAAATACCTGGATGTGGATTTACTCAGTGGTGTTTAACTAATGAAGAGGATATCATTCTTTGTAGTCCTCGTAAAATTTTATTAAAAAATAAATGGGATCAATTTAAAGATGACGTTTATTATTTTCAAAATACATACGAGGAAGAAAAAACAAGTCCCGATAAAGATATTTCTGGAACAGGAAATCTTAAACCATTAAAGAAAAAAGTTATTTTGCAAAAGGAAACTTCAAAAGAGGAAGAAGTTGCTAAAAATAAATACTATAGTCAAAAGCAAGAAGAAATTTTGAGGTATATATTAAATAGAAAATCTTTGCAAAAACCTTTTAAAATCCTAGTAACTTACGATTCCTTTCATCTTATTAGATCTATTGTAGGTAATATTTCTGAGGTATTTTCTTACAGAGTAATTATTGATGAATTCCAATCAATTTTTATTGATAGTAAATTTAAAAGCGGAACAGAAATGAAATTTGTTGATTGTTTAGATGGAATTAATAAATTATGTTTTGTTTCTGCTACACCAATGATTGAAGATTATTTAAGACTTATTGATATATTTCAAGATATTCCATATTATGAACTGAATTGGGAAAAGGATCAACCAGGTAGAGTAATGAAACCCGGCCTTTCCGTAAGAATTTCCACATCAGTATATGGTTCTGCCAAAAGAATAATTGAACCTTATAAACAAGGGAAATTTGAATATAAGTTTGTTCAAGATAAAGATGGCAATGTTAATAAAGTTGAATCTAAGGAAGCAGTGATCTATGTTAATTCTGTTAATAATATATTAAGTATTATAAAGAAATTTGAATTAACTCCAGAAGAGTGTAATATCCTCTGCGCTGATACTTCAGATAATAGGTCAAGAATTAAGAGAAAATTGAATTCTAAATATAAAATTGGAACGGTTCCTTTAAAGGGTGAACCGCATAAGATGTTTACTTTCTGTACTCGTACTGTTTATCTTGGCGCTGATTTTTGTTCGACAAATGCTAGAACTTTTATAATAAGTGATGCTAATATGGATTCTTTGGCTGTAGATATCTCTTTAGATTTACCTCAGATTTTAGGTAGACAAAGACTTGATATTAATCCTTGGAAAAATGAGGCTGAGTTTTATTATAAGCCTCTTACTGAAAATAAAGAATTGGATAAAAAGAAGTTTGACGCTGAAGTAAGTAAGAAGTATGAGAAAACCTTGAACCTGCTAAATGTCTATAATAGAGTATCTGATGAAAAAGAGTCTACGGCTTTGGCTGAAAAATATTTATCAGATTTAATTTCTAGTAATTATCGTGAAGATTATCTTGCTGTCAATTATAAAAATGGAAAATTATATCCAGAGCTGAATAAATTAGTAATGATAGCCGAACAACGAGCTTTCGATATTCAGCAGATTGATTATGCCGACCGTTTCAGCGTATTTAATTCAATTGGTTATATAGTTAATAATGAATTATCAGATGAAATAAAGAAGTTTATAAATGAGTATGAATCTCAGGAAACTTTATACGATAAATTAAAATTGCTTTGTTCTCGAGATTTTCACGGAGAGAAGCTTGACTCAATCTTAGCAAATATTTCTGAAAATCATTTTGTAGAATATTATACAATTCTAGGACCAGAGAGAATTAAGGCCCTAGGATATAATATTACAAAACTAAATAAGGAACTTGGAATTATATCATTTGACAAGGATCGATTAGATGTGCTAGTTTCTAAGGCCTTTAATATTGGTGATAGGCTATCTTTGTCTAATATCAAGATTAGATTAAAAGAAATCTACAGTAATTGTGGATTTAATAAAACTGCAAAAGCTAATGACTTAGAGATATGGTTTGAAGTGAAAGAAATTTTTGTTACAGATCATCTAGATGATGGTAGTAAGAAACGAGGCAAAGGTTACGAAATCTTATCAAAGAAACAATAAATAAACAAAAAGTTTATAAGTGATTCAATTTACTGTGGGTTGCTAATAAACTTTTTTGTTTTAAATGATTAAATATATGTTAATATGATAAAAACTAGAAAATTCTTAAAAAAGGAATTTCTTACTGAAGAAGAAATTGAAGATATAATTAATAAAGAATATTCTAATAGAAGTGAATATACTAAAGATTATATCAGGGAAGGTTTTCGCAGAGAAGGTGTAAAGTTTTCAATTGGTTCTCGTGCTATTACAAGAAAAGATTTTGAGTTGGATTATTTAAAGTCAAGGGAAAAGAATGATTACATAGTTAAATATGATTTTTCTAAATTACCTGATATTATTAATAATCAACAACAAAAAGTAATAGTAATATGTCGAGAGAAAATAAATGGAGTTGAGGTAGGTGAGTGGATAACAAGTTATAGAGAATTGATTAAGTTTAAACGAGAAGTAATTCCAAATATAATTACTTATATAAATTGGAGAATAGTTAATGATGAAGAAAAAACTTTGAGCTTTATTAATCAAGCAACCAAATTATATGAAAATAAGTTTGATTACTCTGAATCTAAATTTACTAGATCAGATGTCCCAGTAAAAATAAAGTGTAATATTTGTGGAAAATACTTTTGGCAAACTCCTCATAATCATCTTCAAGGTCAAGGTTGTCCACGCTGTAATAAGATATCTAATAGAAAATCTATAACTATAAAAGAAGATGAATTTATAAGTAGATCAGAAGAAAAATGGCCAGGAAAAATCTCTTATTTAGGAAAATATAATGGATATACTAATCCAATGAAACTTAAATGTAATATATGTGGACATGAATTTGAGAGAACTCCGAAAATACATCTTATCTGTGTGCATCATTGTCCCGAATGTGCTAAACAATCTATGATTAGTTTATTACGATCTAATAAAGATGAGTTTATAGAAAAGGCTTATAAAGTCCACGGATATAAGAGATATGACTATTCACAGTTTATTTATATAGATAATAAAACAAAAGGATTAATAATAGATCCACAAACAGGTGATAAATTTTGGAAAACTCCAAACGAACATTTATCCGGCGGTGGGAATCCATATCTAGAAAATTCTATGTCATTAGGAGAACAAAGAGTATATTCATGGTTAAAAGAGAATAATATTGAATTTTCTAGTGAAGAAATTGAGATAGATGTTAGAAATGACGGCCATCGTGTAAGAATAGATTTTGAGGTATCTTTTAATAATAAAATTTATTGGATTGAATATAATGGAAAACAGCATTATCAGTTTGACAAAGGATATATGTGTTATATAAATATGACAGAAGAAGAGGGATATAGTAAATTTTTAGAACAGGTAGATAGAGATACTATGGTAAGAGATTACTGTAAAAACAAGAGTATAGAATTAATAGAAATTTCCTATAAATATAAAACTCCAGAAATGGTCTGGAATTTACTAACGGATATATTTTTTAATGGAGTGTCTATTATTGATGCTACTAAATTAAATCCAGAAATAAAATTTAAAGTTTGAAGAATTATGAACATAGATGTTTCGTTACTTCCGAGTGGTGGTTATGGTTATGCTTTTCCTAGCATTACTGTTAAACCTTTAACATTCAGTGATATTAGTGAGTATATTAATAATACTCCTCAAGATGATCCACTTGGTAAGTACTTATTTGATTTGGAAGTGTTAAAACTTGATGATCCGCACATTATGGACTGTTATGTAATGGATGTAGACTTTTTAATATTCTACAAAAAGCTCATTACAGTTTCAGACGACCTTAGTTATCATATTGAGGCTAAGTGTCCTGAATGTGGAAGAACGATCAAGAAGACTGTCTCTTTTGAACGGGATATACACTTCAAGCAGATTGACCCTAAGATTATGAATGGGGCCAAGATAGAATTAGGAGGTCACAGGTACGATACTATTGTGCCAACAATACGTGATTTTATGAAGGTGTTTAACGTATACCTCAAGTATAGAAAAATCAGTGACCTTAAAATGATTAAGACGATTGCCCTTATTAAAGATTTTGATTTTCAGGGTAATCAGGTAGAACAAGATGTCCTTCAAGCTACGCACAGTGACATTACTCTTCTTATGGCTTTACGTGACTTATATTATGATCGTTTAGAGCCTGTTCAAGTTTATTGTCCAGAGTGTAACAAGGGCCTAAAACCAGAGGAAAGGAGGAGTGTGGCAGTGAGCGTTGAAAGTCTCATTGTCGACTTCTTTCGAGACCTCTATATCAACTGCCCAATTGATGGATCTAAAATTCTATTTAAATAAGTTTCTTAAGGCGGATAATATTGAAAAGTATACGTTAAAAGACTTATATGTTCTCAGGGATACTTATGATTCCTTCTTAGAGAATTCGAAAGGTATTGATCCAGATTTCCCAATGATTGATTTTGGTGATAAAGGCCAGAAGATCAAGGGAACAAATAAGGTTCAGGTAGGAGAACAATTAGACAATTCAGGTCCGAATGATTGGAGTGGTGTAAGCGCTTATAGAAATGGCGCTTCAGGTTCAATAGGAAAATCGTCAGAAGGACAGTTAACATTTAGTAGGTGAAGATGTCAAGAATAACAGATGATCTTAACAAAAGAACCAGGCAGCTCGAGAATCAGAAATTGGAGAAGGGTGAGGAATTGGTACAGAATAGTCAGTATCAGAATCAAATTCAAGCAATTAATGGTGAGAGAATGAAAAACCTGGCAATTGAAAGACAAGATGCACAAATCCAGGGTCAGGGTTTAGAGACGGTGGCTATGGCTGGTGCAATGGCTACTCAGGGTGGAAGTGATGGAGTTACTGGTGAGATGGTGTCTCCTCAAACTCAAGCCACCTTGGGTAAGTATGGGCTTGTTGGGCAGCCTAGGATTCAAAGACAGAGTCACAGAGATGTTCAAGTAAAGCCCAACAATATAGTAATAAATAATACTTATAATACAACAACCACTAATAATGTATCAGGGGGTGGGCCGGTTCAAGGTAGACCTGTACAAATTTCAGCTGCTGCAACTACTGAAGCAAAGAGTCAGGGAAGATTTAAGGCTTGGTTGGAAAATGCCTTTGCTCAACAGAAAGAGGCGAATGCTAAAAGAACTAAGGAGTATGAAAAGCGGGAATGGAGTTTAAGCAAATCCGTTAATAAGATGCTTCGAAAGATGGAGGATTCGACCAGAAGCATAGGAAGAGCATTAGATCCAAGAGGAATAGGAACAACCATCGGAAGTCAATTAAAGACTTTAATGTGGTTGTTTGGTATTCACTTCCTAGCTAAGAATTGGGATAAGATAATGGATATTGGTGCTTGGATATATAAAGGCATCGGTAACCTAATATCTTATCTAGGTATTGGCGAGGAAGGAAGAAAGAGAAGAGCTGCCTGTACTGATATTATGGGTGATCTTTTCTGGTTTCTTACTGGAGATAGAAAAAAGGCAAGAGATGGTAAAACAAGTTTATTAACGGTTTTCAAGGATATTTTCAAGTCTTTTGGGGATTATATTAAACTTTGGTTCGAAAAACAGATGGAACTTCGAGCTGTTGCCGTTAAACAAATCCAAAAGCCTGAATTTAACTGGAAAGATCTTGGAGGTAGTATTGCAGCAATTGGAACTTATCTTGGTGATATTCTTCAAGCAATTGTTGCTCCAGGTGCTAGTGCTGAACGTTCTCTTAATAAAAATATAGGCGCGCAGGCTGAATCAAGCTCGGCATTAGCAAGACAAAGAGAAGGAACTAATGCATTTAAAGGATTCAACGATGGATCTAATACAATGTATGGTGACTATGCTTTGGAAGCTGGTGGACAAAAGAGATATACAAATTTGGAATATGCTGTTGATGCTACTGGAAAACTTCGTGAAGGAGTAGGTGTATCAGTAGGACAGGGACTTGATGTATTAGGAGCTTATAATGATGCTAGAAATTACGGTGTTGTAGATATTAGTCGTGTATATTCTGGTATTCAACGACTTTTGGAAAGATCTAAACAGGATGGCTCAGTAATTCTTGATGGAGAATTTATTGATCGAATGTTTGGTCCAGGAGCAAAATTATCAGGTAGATTCCAGCCAGTAAGAACTAAGTATATTAGAGTTGAGAATGATGCTCTGATGAATCGAATGCAGGATGAATATACTGGTCTCAGTTCTGATATTGGTAGTAGAACTCTTCAGGGTGCTGGAATTGGTGCAGCTGCAGGAACGGTAGCAGGTGGTCAAACTATGGCTGGAACTGCTATTGGTGCTGGTGTTGGTTTTGTAACTGGCGTAGGTGAACATTTAATTCATGGAGCAGTTTCGGACGATAATTACCTGAAGTTAGTTGCGGAAGATGATCCTAAATATAAAGATGTTCCACCGGCAGTCTTTAATGGTCAGTCAATGACTAGACAGGATTACTATCGTATTAAAGCAGAAGATTTTGAAGAACTTATGCAGCGATGGGATCCTAATAATACAAAGAGTAAAGATGTAATATTCCAAAATATTCGCCAAGACTTAGTAAATTATGGTGGTGGTGAACATACAATAAACCAAAGATATAATCTTGTTGGTAGATCATCTAATTTTGGTAATCAATATATGACCAACTTAGATGAAGCTATGAAAGGTTATAGAGAATATGATAGAATAAATACAGAATATAATAATAGATTAGATAATTCCAGACTAGCTGTTGAAACTAGAGCTTTTGGGCAACGAGCAATGACTGCAGGAAACTATGTTGTGGGTGCTATTGGTCAAGGAATTCAATATGCAGGAGATATGATGGGAGTTAGAATATCTGGTGGCGGTAAAGGTCAAGCAGATAAACAAACTATGGCTTATCGAAAGAATTATCTAATGACTAAGTTAACGAATGCGGGACTTAACAGAGGTGCTGCTTCTGGAATAATCGGAAACTTGCTTGGAGAAGGTTTAGTTAGCCGAGATACAGGAGCCATGTATTCTGATGGTAGTCCAAGACATCCTGATGGCAGAGCATTTGGTATTGCTGGATTTAACACATACGGAGATGCCCCTAATCTTCAGAGATGGGCTAGTCAAAATGGTCGAGATTGGAGACAGTTTGAAACACAGGCAGACTATATTGCACAACACCCAACTATTCAAAAAATTATAAATGCTACGGAGGGAAAACAGGATGCAGACTCTTTATGGCAAGCTACGTATATTTGGGGACATGACTATGAAAGATTTATGGGACATGATCCTGCAGATAGAACGGGAATTAAGTGGGGCGAATACAGAAAGAGGGAAAGTTTTGGAAAAGGTGTTTACAATGAATTTTCTGGAGTAGACTTAAATTCAATAAATCTTGCTTCTCCTTCTCAATATAATGAAACCGGACTATATCCTGCTCAACAAGGAAATTTAGTAGGCGCTGCTCCAGTTTATTCGACTACTTATACAGCTGCAGCATCTCCAATATCAATTCAACCAAGTCTATTAACTGGAGGAATTTCTGCTCAAGGTGCACTACCTGAAACCGGAATTGATGTTAGAAGTAGTGGTTCAGGTGCAGGAGAAATTAAAGGTTTTGTAGCTCTAGTTGGTGATAGTTATGCTGTTGGTATGGCTAGTCACTTCAAGAAATATTTAAAAGAAAAAAATATAGAATCTAAAGCTACTTGTTGGCCAGGGGGAGCAGTTTCAAAGGACGGATTTTATTGTGTTAGTGGTGCTAGAATCGAAAACATTACAATGCAATTACAAAACGTTCTTAGAGACAAAGCTTCAGTAATAGTTATTCATGGTGGTATGAATAACTGGGGAGAGGAGGAGAGTACGATAACTCAGAAATTATTAGGAATGGCTAATGCCGCTTCTTCTGGAGGCGCTAAGGTATTTCTAATAGCTCCTATACATGGTCAGACTAAGGCAGGTCTTTCTGAAGCTGCTGAAAAAGTTGCTAGAGCTGTACGAAATGTATGTAATGCCGGAGGTTATGGTTTGATCGATCTTGAACCAAGTTCAGCTAAATATACTAGATTTGATAATGAAGGCATACATCCAGTAGGTGGTTATGCTACTATGGCAAAAGACGTAGTAGAATTGCTCATGTTGGGTGGTGGAATAACATCGCTTGTTCAAGAAAACTCACCCTCTGAAGAAACAGGATATATTGGTTCTGGTGGATTTGATTTTGGTTTTGGTGGTCAAAGTGCCGGTACTTATCTAGTAGGATTAGGTACTTCATTGCAAAATGGAATATTTAATGTAGAATCCCCTGAACAGATTGAAGCTATCAGAAATAATGGTCTTTTGAGGAACGAAGCCGTAGAGATCTTAGCTCGGGCAAAAGATGCTGGTTTCTTATTCAATAACGTCAGAACTGAAAAAGTTAAGAACGAATCTGGTACTGAAGAAGAGAAAGAACTAGGTTGGGATTTAAATAAATTCTTAAAATCTTATGATCAAGAGGGCTTTATGGAATTCTGGGCTAATCTGGCAGAAGAAGAAAGGAATGAGTTTAGGAAAAGATATGGTCGTTTCTTAGATCTTCATGAACGAGCATTAGGACTGGATAATAATAAAGTTATTTTTGATAATAAAGGAAATGGTGGTGCTTATTTAACTGGTGCCGGATTTGAGAATAAGAATAAATATGAAAGTCAGCTAGAACAGATTTTAGGTAGAGGACTTGAAGAACAAGGAAGAAATGATTATATGTCATCTTCTGGTGCTAAGAGCCAACAGCAGAGGAATAGAGAACGATTAGCTACTATTTATAACTTAATACTTTCTGGAAGAATAAAAGAGGCTGACGAACTCGCTACTTATGCTAATGATTATGGCGCTTTTGGTGGGAAACAAGCATATGATACCTTTGATCTAAGTGGTAGAGATACTATTGATGGTTTTGAACATGGAGAAGATTCTAGAAAATTCTATTACAATACATATAAATATGGATTAATTCACGGCCAAGATTATTTAAACATGATGGCTAACTATATAGATGCCAAAAGACAGTTGAATGATCTTGAAGAGAATGATCCCAAAAGAGGCGAACTAAATAGGCTTATTGCTGCTCTAGAAAAAAGAAAGAGTATATATGAAGCAGAAGAAAATAATCTTTCCGCAAGTTCAACAGACTCTTCTGAAATTCAAGTAGCAGTAATGGATCGTAACCAAAAACGTGCTGCTGGACAGGTTAGACTATTAGATTTGCAAGAAAGTAGGGATAGAATTGTTTCTGAGCTTACCAAGGCCAGAGAAAACGGACTGGGGCTTATGGAATGGTACGATCTCTATGAACAGCAGTGTGGAGCTATTGATAGAGAAATAGAGCAAGTCCAAGTACAGTTAGCAGAACTTGAAGGTGCTTCTTCCGAAGAAATTGAAGAGTTGCGAAAAGAAGCCGAAAGACACAAAAATTGGGAAGCAGCAAGTAAGGAGGAAATTACTAATATATTTAATACTCTAGATATAAATGATGACAATTATTGGGAGAAAGTTCAGTTCTTGTATGAAAAATATGGTAAGAGTGCTCTAGACCGATTGGGAGTCACTGTTGATGAAATGAAGCAGATAATGGACCTTCACGAAAAGAAAGCATTAGAGACTTTTACTGCTGAACAAAAACTTCTTTATATTCGTCTTCAGAAATTTAAGGCTGCTCTTGATGCTGCAGAAAAGATTTCAGCATTCTCTTTAAGAACTAATACCCCGGTTACAGCACTTCAAGTATATAACGCTCTTAATAATCCTGGCAAAGATTTTGATGCTGATTATACAGTAGCCAAGTTAATTAAAGAAAATCATATAGATATTTCTAATCCAGTTGATCCAAAAGTCAATGGAGTTTCATTAGACGCAGTTGACCCAAGTAAGTACTATGGACCTTTAGCGATTAATCCTGTTGCAGATAGAGAACAAATTGCTAAAATTGCTGGACATCCTAACTATAATTTTGATCAATCTGTTGAAGAAAATGTAAAAGCTAATCCAACAGGTAGAGCTACTGGCGCTAATGGTGTAAGTGACTTTAAGTTATATGAATTTAGTACGCCAACCTATGATTTAGGAGGTGGTTGGGGAGGATGGTCGCCAAAAAAGAAAGCTGAAGGTGGCTGGACTCCTGATGATTCAGCAACAGCTCCTTATCATATTGTTAATGGTAAGTGGGAGTATGGAACTGCGCAGGGCTCACGCTTCGGATACTTAGAAGGCGGTGACGTAACTTTCCATGGGGGAGAGTATGTTATTCCAAAATATATGACTCAAATTCCCGCTGTTCGTGCTGATATTAATAAGTGGGAGCAGTATAGAACTTCTACAATAGCCGGACAGAAAGTTGGAGATGGGTTAGTTAAAGAGCCTACGAATTTTACAGCTATGATGGTAGGTAAGCAAGATCAGACAAATGAACTTCTTGGATTACTTATCAAGTCTAATGCTGAAGGTCTTAGTGAAGTTGCTCAAGTTTCTGCTTCATCTTCTCAGCCTGCCACTGTAGTTCCCAGACCAGCGAAAACATTTAATTATCAAAGTTAGTAATTTATGACCAGTAAAGAAATTAATAATCCAGCTAGTGGATTCTATTATGATGAACAGCTGGATAATAAGTTAACTAAAGTCTCTCTGCACCCTAGTACAGAACCAGGCCCTGCTCACGAATATAGTAAAGAGGCCTCTGGCGAAAAACTAGAAGATGGATTTTATAGGAAGGCTCCTCTGTGTCAATCTGTTATAACCGAGGATTTCCAAGTTTCTGTGGCTAATACTTTTAGTGACTTTGGTGGTGATGCCCTGGGTTCTTTTTGGAATTCTGCTGTTAAACCCCTTTCTCCATATTTGGGATATGTTAAAGATGATTTGAAAACAATAGCTCAAAAGTCAAATGAGTTTATTGGAAAGTATCTTAATCCCCAGGATGGAAACCCAATGAAGAGTGCAATAGGAAAGGCAGCTTCAATAGGAACAAAAATTATTGAACAGGTTGCAGAAAAGGGTGACGATATAACAAGTAGATCTCTCATAGTACAGGGAACAATGTTTTCATATTATGCAGGTACTGGAGTAGATTTTGGCACTTTAAGTATGAAGTTTGTTGTATTCTCTGGGTATGACAAGAACGGATCTTATCAATCTGTAGCGGATCAAATTGATAAAATTAAGTGGTATGTCATTGGTGAATTTATACCTGTAGAAGATGTTGGTGATTTAGCCAAGGAATTTGCATTTTGGCAGATGCCTCCTGGTGGATATAAAGCCAATATAAAAACTATTGACGTTAATCAGTGGGGTACGCTTAAATTATTAGTTGGGCCATTCTATGCTATAGAAAATCTTGTAATTCAAAGTGCTCAGTTCAACTACTCAAAAACTCTATGTAAGAGGCCTGATAAAGGTGATGGTACAATGCTTGATCCTCTATATTGTGAG